AAATGCTCCTTCTGCTAGGGTGTCTTGTTTATTATCTATCTCAGTTCTCATCTCTTCCAAGTGTTCTGCGAGTAGGTTTAAGTTAACATATGTAGCATCAGCGTGAGTTGCTGGTGTTGTGCTATCGTATCCCCTTTCACTTATAGTAAGTGTATTTGTGGTTCTGCTTGAGATTAGTATTTTCTCATCTTCTATTGTAACGACAAAGTTAGTTGTTGGGAACACTGATCCGTCTACTACATCAAAAGATGTTGTTTCTCCGGATAGGAGTTGTCCATCCAAGATAGTTCTTGCGTTATCTTTGATTTGTAAGTATGTCATAAAATAATGAAGTTATCCCTGCCCTCGAAAGGGCAGAGGAACGCCACTATGCTGGTTGTCCAAGTTTCAATTTAATTGTGAACTGAATTGCGTCTTCTGCTTCTAAAGGAATTCCTGTAAAGTTTCCTCTGATATACATATCTCCACTTGTTTCTGCTGTGAATAATCCTACTTCTGATATTGTTTGCCCACTGAGTGATTCTAGTGTTGCTACCACTTGGTATGTGTCGTCTGCTACATCTCCTGTTACAACTGTGTTTGCTCCTTGAATTCTGGTTTCTGCTGCTTCTGTTTCAAGGGATGTGTCTGCGGCTGTTGGTGCTACTGATCCTCCTGTTCCCCATCCAACATATCTTGGTGGAGTGTTTGCGTTAAGTTTAGAAATTACTCCTGCAATTCCTGTGTTTGTAAGTAATGAAGCCATATTATATTTCAGTTTCAGTAACAACTCCCATATCTTCCCATTTTCCTGCGATGCTCCATCTTCTTTTTTTTGCGAACTTGTAGATAAAATTAGGAATGTATCGTGGTTTAGATTTTACTCTAAACACCTTTGCTGAAATTGTTGCTGTAACTGGTGATTTAATTTCCATTAGTAAACTGGTTTATCTTTTTTGTCATCGACCTTTTGCTTTTTTCCTTTCTCCTTTGTAGTGGCTGTCTTTTTTTCCTTTTTAAGTTTATCCATTTCCTTCTTTAATCGGTGTTCTTTCTCTTCAAGGGTTTCTTTTGCTGCTTCGATGGAACATTCGTCTATCTTTGCGAAGACATGATTGCTTTGCATTTTTAGACAGGTTGAATCAGTATCAAGGAATTTTATAATATCCTTGTTGTCTGTTTCGAACAAGAAGTCATTGAACTCTATCTTTGTTCCGGGAATGGTTATTATTTGCCCTTCTACTTGTTGCTTATATGATTTTTTCATAGGAATTTTTAAGTTCCTAAATTTTGATCTATATCTTTGCATTTTTCTTTTTTTTAGTTAATAACTGAACGCCACTCTGTTCAGCTCCCCCAGAGTGACAAGGAGAGCCGATCCAGCACTAAAGTGAACTCTTTGAACAGATTGCATGGGTTGACTCCATTTTAATTTGGAGACCAGCTTCTGTAAGATATTCTTCCTTAGTAGAATCTTCATCGTTTGCTTGTCGGTTGGTCAATAACTTCGTATCTCTTCCTTCAAGGTACTTGTAGGTAAGGTTTTCCATATCGAGAACGATACAGTAGTTACCAAAAGTATCTCCCTTGAGTAGATCGTGCTTGATCATATGAAGTGTTCCGTGTGCGCTTTCGTAGGTATAAATCTTTATACCGTATGTCTTTTCGGTTTCCATCTTTGTTACCTTTCCAGCAGCCCATTGGTTTATCTGGGTGATGAAAGAAGGTGACATAAATGCATACTTTTCAGTATTACCGTTTGCGAATGCGTCTTCAAGGAATGCTTCAAATTCAGGCTCGGTGTCTACACTGGCTGTTGCGTAGGTAGAAATAGCGTTAATGATTCCTTCGGTGTGTCTTTCAGGGTGAGTTCCGTCTGTGGTTTTATATTTTTTACCATAGAGGAATGCTCTTTCGATATCGACTGCGTGTTCGATACCTTTCTTTCTTCTCTGATATTCTAAATCATTCTCTTTGATAAGGGTTTTGGTTGCTTTTGAAGTTTCGGTTACACCGAATGGAGTTCTAAAGATTTGGCAGTAACCAACTTTTTCAGTAGGTGTAGTGCCTTTGATTGTTCTTAGTGTTGCTCCTTCTTCGTTAGCGTTACCAACAATCCAAACCGTAAGAGATGATAAATCTTCTGTTCCTGTTTCTCCTCCAAGTTCAGCTGTTAAGGTTAAAGTATCTGTGGATACATCTGTTACCTTGAAGTTAAACTTCTTTGCAGGTAAGTAGATAATATCTCCAACAGAAAATCTTGAACCTTGACCTGATGCTACAACAAGATCGAACGCTGCCGAAATATCTTTTCCAGTTTGTCCTGTATGTGATGTAGCTTCTCTGGCTTGGAAGTCGTCTTCATACCATTTGAATTCAGAATCATCAGTTGCTTCTTTTTTGAACGCTTTTCCTTTCCCGCTAACAGGGTCTTTTCCTGCATTCGTAAGAATTGCAAGGAGTGGATACCTGTTTACATCCAGTAAAGAAATAGTATCGGCCATATTATAACGGCGTGCTACTCTATTGGTTGTATCTCGTAAAGCCATATTCTTATTGAATTAGTGAATAATATCGATGTCTTCGACCAAGACTATCGGCAACGCTTTTAGGTTCTCCTTACAATTGTCCTTTCGGGTCGTAAGGGCCCGGGTAGGTTTCGCTCCACCCAAGTTTACAATCCTCCTAATATACCTCCACCTCCTGCTTTCTTTATTCCTTCTATTACCTTATCTTCGTCAGACTTATCCTGTGAATGAGTTTGAGGTTGTGTCTTTTCTACTTGTTTTGGTTTTTTAACTTCTTCTACTTTCATTATAGCAGATGCTTTTTCTACTGCTCCTTTTAATGTAATTGATTCTCCTCTCGTCTTTGATGCTGATACAATATCTAGAACTACATCTCTAAATACTCGTCCTCTTTCTGTTTGTTCTTGCAATAAAGGATAATCTTTTGATACAGTTCTTATATCGTTTCTTATCTTATCTCTAAAGTTAGACTCCTTATTATATACATCAGATGCTTTCCTTTCGGATATTGCTTCTGACATCTTCTTTACTTTGTTTACAAGGAACTTTCCGTATTCTTTCGGATCCATTTTTGAATAATCTGCTTTCTCTATCTCTTCTAGTATTTCTTTTTCTACATCTAGCATCTCTTCTTTGATTTCTTTTTTTTCTTCCAGAGTTGATGCTTCTTGTTTTGCTTTCTCTAGTCTAGATAGTTTCTCAGACTGTTCGTGTAGTTTTCTTTCAAGTTCTGAATAAGATTTAACTACATCTTCTTTGGACTTATCCCGGAACTTGTCAGGGATAGTTGTTTCTTCTACTTCATCTTTTACTTCTTCTTCTACTTCATCTTCTACTTCTTCTTGTGTTTCTTCGGCCTCATTGAGGTTATCGAATTGTTCTTCCATAGTTTATTTTAATAAGTTTATAATTTTATTTATAAAGTCTTTACCCTTTATCTGTGCTTTATTGGTGGGCAGTTCTGATGGTTCTCCTTTAGGTATTCCTTGTTCTCTCCACTCTCTCTCTGTATCACCAATATCTCTTAGTTTGTCTGATAACTGTTCAAGGAATGGTTTTTTTCTGGTATCTTCATGGTGTCTTAACGCTTGTTGAGGGTCGACAAGTTCTACTGTATCAAGCCCTTTGAAGTCGGATGTGTCTCGTATAATGTCATCGGATACATCAACTCCTAGACTTTGTAGTTTTCCTAACTGATCCCAATCCATTTCATTTGTTGGTGTTGGGTAGGGTTTTTTTGCTGGTGCTTTTTTTCTTGGTCCTCTTCCTCTTAATGCTTTATTCATAGTTTTTTAATTCTTCTGGTATCTCAATGGCTCTGTTTAGTCCATTGATTTTTTGAATAATCCGGACATATTCTGCCCCAATGTCTTGTAGAGTTCGACCTTCTATATCTACCCTACGAAGATTTTCTACTTCTCTGTTTATCTCTTCTCTAACTTGTTGTTGATATAGTTGCCATCCTTCCATTTTCTCTATATCAAGGATTTCTCTTCTCATAGTTCTTCTTCTGGTAACTCCAATCCTTCGCCTCCAAGTCCTCCAAGACCTTGTGTTTCTCTTAACGCTTCTAACGCTTCAATGGCTAGGTTGATTTTATCTTCTCTGTTTGCTCCGTCTACAATGGCAACTGAAACAGCGTCTGTTATTTCAGCATCTTCGTCCATTGTTTCATCTTCCATTGTATCCTCCTCCATTGTGTCCTCTTCTATTTCATTAAATTCTTCGTTTAACATATTATAGTAATGGGATATCTTTTGCCCAGTTAGTTAATAATCCATTTACAGATACAACAACAGCATCTTCTCCGGGTGTTCCTGATGGTGATCCAACAGCAACTGGAGTTGCTACTACTCTAATGTATCTTTTTGATCTTTGAACTTCAAACACTTCTGTTGACTCTTCATCTACAGAAGTTTCTGTTCCTCCTGTGGCAACAGTTGCGCTTGACATATCTGAAGAATCAGACTCTTCTACTTTGAACTTAACAGATCCAATATCTGTTCCGAACTCTCCTGTTGATGCCATTAAAACAATGGTATCGAATGTTCTTTGTGCTTCAATGTGAGTATCAATTGTGTCTCCATTGGTTGCTGCGTCTATTTCTTGTGGGTCAAGAAATGTTGTTTGCTTTATGTAATTTTTAATTCTCTGTGTCATTTTAATTTATTCATTAACCTTTTTAATAATCCCGGACTTGGTTCTTGCCCGACTGACGACTCCGGTACAAGTCCTTGTTCCGGTGGGAGCATTGGCTCTTTTTCTGGTATTTGTTGTAATTGTTGTGGTATGTTTATGTCTGTCATCTGACCTCCTTCTTCTGGTATCATCTCAACTGGTTCTGGAATTGGTTGTGGTGGTTGTTCCATTGGTTGTTCTGGTTCTATTGGTTGTTCAACCACAGGTTCTTTTGGCTCTAATACTAGTAAGTCTTCGTATTCTTCGTATCCCATTTTTTCAAGTATCATCTTTTGAAGTTCTGCTTTCTTTTTTTGCCACCTGAATAGTTCCTGTGGATCTTCGCTCGTTGGAGGATCTTCTAATACGAACATTCTGTATAGTTCCATGGCATCGTTTGCTTCTTCTGCTGGGGATTTTTCTTTCTTTGGTATTATATCAACTCTTGCATCAATGTAAACTTGTTTATCTGCTTCTGTGAATTGCTCAAACTCAAAGTCTTTTCCAACTATTCTGAATGCTTTCTCTTCTGATAAGAACTCTTGGCTCATTTCTACTAAGATGTTTATCATCTCTTGGAATGAGTTTTCCATTTGTCTTACAAGAGTTGAAAACCTAATGTTTGTTTGCATTAACAACAACTCGACCTTACCCATTGGTTCTTGTGATGATTGTGGCATTCCCTGTGTGTATTCAGACATTGCCAGTGATGTTTGTATTTCTCTTCTTAGTATCTCGTCTTTCTCTATCCAAGAGTTTCCTATATCCATTGGTCTTTCTGTTATTATATCATCTGCTCTTTCTATAAACCACATTGCTCCGGGGCCTTTCTTGAAGTCGCTTTCTTTATATCCTTTGCCTTTTCTTATCTTTGTAATAGGGTCAAGGTTTAAGACAATGTTGTCCATTGCTTGATTTCTGCTGTCTGCTATCTCATAGATTGTAGTTTCTACTGGTTCAAGGAGTGGGATTGCATAGTATTCCCACGGTAGAATTATGTTTGGTAGATCAACGAAAGTGTTTCCGGGGTTGCGGTCTTTGTTCATTCCTTTGTAGTCATTCTCGTCTTGTCTTATTACTTCCTGTCTGTTTGCTATCGTTACTATTTCCTGTTTAATAAAGTCATAACATTCCCATATCTCTACTGATTTGTATTCTGCGTGTTCTGCCATTGCACTTTCGGTTTCTGAAGAATTATCTCTGTCCATTGCATCGTTTATTTGAGACATTTTCTTTCCTGAAAGTTCCCTTCTATTTCTTCTTGGGTCATCTTGGACTGACTCGTTCTCTAGTTTCATTACTTTTACTTCGTCATAGAGTGGATCTTCTCTTTCTTTCTCTTCTTTTTGGATTATTTCTTTTTCTTTCCAAGATCGTTTTATAATCCATCTACATCCTTTCAGTCTTGGTTCTGATTGAGGGTCTATGTATGTTAACCAGTTATCGCAGACTGTCATCTCTGGGGCTTGTTTTGTGCTATCCCAAGTGAATTGAGATACTCCGTTTCCGTATTTTAATTGAGAGTCTATCCATTCTACCTTTTTATTAGAAAAATCCATTATATCTAAATAATAATGGATTAAGTTATCCCACTTCTGTAGGGAAGGGTTTTCTATATCTTCTTTTTTTGTTGGTAGTATCCTTGTGTTGATCTTTGCTGATGAGAGCCTTGGCTTAACTGTTTCTATAACCTCATATCCAATCGGTGGCATAAGGTTTGTATTGTATGCGTAGTTGGAATTCCAATCACGATACGCTCTGTATAGTTTATACATGCGTAGGTTCCTTTCGTCTATAGGTCTTCTAAAGTTCTCGGCCTCCTTAAATCTTTTCTTCCACAGCTCAACGGTATCTTCATCCTTTTTCTCAATTAGTTCTTTTTCATCTTGTAGAATGTTTGGCATAATATAATTTTAGCAAATTTTTGGCTAATTGTCAATACCTTTCTCTGTTTTTTCTTTCTTAATAAGTGCTATTGTATAGTAAACTAGACCATGTAAGAAGTCATCTTTTCCAGTTGATACCCACTCTCTCTTATCTATTCCAAATCTATCTGGAGCTACTCTTGCATATACTCTTGATGCGTGTTCTATTAACTCTTGTAATCTTTGATCGTTTTGGTTGAAGTAAAACTTTATCTTTCCTTTCTTTAATGACTCCAACAGTTTATCTATTATTCTGTTTCTATCTGATAATACCTTGATGTCCTCGTCTACATCTTTTCTTTTCTCTGTGAATGGAACATCTTCTCCAAACCTGACGATCAACATCTTCTTTGGATCTTCTTGATACCAGTTTACATATATCTTCCCTTGGTTCTTTCTTGCAAACTTTACCACATCGGTTGGCATAAATCCTCCGTCTATTACTCCATATCTTACATCGTATGCGTTTACTATCTCCTGTAGTCTATCCCATTTGCTCGTTCCTTCCCTTCCTTCTGTTTCAATGTATCTTTCGTCATCTTTTAATACAAACAGCCCATAGACGCCAGTTTCATCCCCTATAACAACATACAATTCTCTTAACTGGACATCAACTCCCATTATAGAATTTACTTCTGTGTGTTCTGCGTTAGATATTCCTCTGTAAAATAGAGATGCTGGTATCTGACTTTCTGTTGAGATGTAGGGCATTCCTATCTTGTGGTTGTAGAAGTATTCAAGTGTTAGTTCGTTTACTCCTTCTTCGCACTCCTTGTATGTTTTTATAATGTTCTCCGGAGTTATCCATGGCGCTATCATTTGCGTTATCCAGTATCCTGATATATCTCTGTGTGGATACTTTGCTCTCCATTGTCCTTTTCTTACTTCATCTTTTAATGGTTCTCCACAATGTGAACAGATGTATCTTGCTTTCTCCATGTCTATGTTCTGTGGCCATTCCATATGTTGCTCTGTCTTGCATTTCCTACACTTAAATCTCCAGTGCTTCTGGTCTGAGATGTTCCATACTCTATCTATTCCAAAGCCGGGCATTGTTGGTGTTGATATCCACCTCTCTAGTCCTAGCGAACTTGCTCCTTCTAGTCTTGATGAGTAGTTGGCTATCTCTTGGACATTCGAGCGATCTACCTCATCGTAGGTGTTCCTGTCAGATGATAGCATAAAGGTTTCTCTCTTGCTTACTGTTCCTTTGAAGTATAGGAATGACTTTCCAAACTGTTTTTGTGATACTGCATCTACCTCTTTCTGTGGAACTCCTTCTCTGATAGAAGGGTTCATTCTAATCATTTGACTGACTTTATCCGGAACAAACACTTGAACATCATGTGCTGTTGGTAGCGTGTGTATTTGGTTTATCCCCCAGTATTTAGCAGCGTGGATTTCTGTAAGGATTGCTGTAACTGATACCCCTACCTGTGAGGGTTTCTTAATTGCTATCTGTTTTGAACTATCCTCATAAATATCTTCAAGGAAGAAGTGATTGCTATCTCTATCAACCCTTATCGGAATTCCTTTTTCATTCTTTATTTTTTCTTGTTCTATCCAAACTAATGGACTAATTCTTTTTGCTTCGTTCATTGTTTAATACTTTACGAAACGCTTCGGCTGCTTTCTTCTCTGCTTCTGTTGGAACTTTCTGTTCTCTCTCTCCGATGTCTTCGTGCTCTATTGTTTGCTTTGCTTGTCCGTGGACTCTATCCATTATGTCTTTCCAGAATCGGTGATCTCCTTCTATTATTTTGTTATATACCACTCGTAACATCTCTTCATCTATTTCATTCGGGGTTTTTTCGTTTTGTTCTGCTACTTTTTCTATAAAATTCATCCACTTGGTAGCGAAGTTTAATGCTCCCTTTGGTCTGCCGTTAGGGTTTCCACTCTGTCCGGGCTTAAACAGGTTTGGATTTAACTTTCTCTTATCCTGTTTCTTTTCTGTTTTTTCAGATTTTATTTCTTCTCCCATATTATAGCATCAGGCCTATTAAGGTTATCCTCTGCGTTATTCATATTTACTTTTTTTAAATCTCTTTCCCATAAACTCTTTGAACTCTTTTAATTGTTCTGTTTTGTCTATTGTGGAGAGTATCTTTGTTTCTCGCAAAAAGTTTCTTGTCTTAAATCCTTCTGTCTTTATTCCTCCTACATTATAAATGTTTCCGTATAATGTTCTGATGAGATACTTTCCTGATGATATTTTGTGTGCTTTTTCTAGTTGCAATACATTATTCTTTTTCATTTCGAATGGTGCGTGGACTGAATAATCTATCGCTTTCTTTCCTAGAACTGCTAGTGTGTTGTTTGCTGCGATCCAGTAATCATTTGGTGGTATTCTTTTTTTTATTCTTGCTCTTATGTTTTTTCTTAGTAATCCTTTGTGATAATGGTGTTCTTCATATGGTTCCATTATGAAAATATCATCGTCCATTAGTATAAATTCTTTTGATACTCTTTTGTCGTTTGCTACTGCTAACAATTTATTTGCTACGCTTTTAATAGGATCTTTTAGGTCTTTTCTTTTAATATATATATCTGGTTTTATTCCTTTTATATTTCCGGCGATTACTAGTTTTCTAAATTCTAAATTTTCTACTGCACTTCTTATCGCATATTTTATTGCTGGTGATTTTCCGTCAGTTAGGATTACTAAATCTAAATCTCTATACTGCCCTTTTTTATAGCATCCATAAGTTGTTCCTGAATGATGCTTTGAGAACGAACTTTCTACTGCGAACTCTCTGTCTTTATTATAAAAATCTATCTTTTCATTTTCTAATCCATATTTTTCTATCATCTTCGCCATAAATACATTCCCAGTTGTGTCTACTGCTTCGCCTAGATCTTCAATTTTTAATTTTGAAAGTTCTTCTACTAACTTACCAACGAACTTGTTTCCTTTTGTACAAGCGTATACTGGAGCAGTACATAAATAATTATATCTGTTATATCTTATTTTATCTATTCCTTCTGGTATTCCACCGGGAAATCTCTTTTGGATTTCTGTTCTTTGTTCGGTATATAAGTGTCCTGTATTTACTACATAAATCTCAAAGTCATCTCCCATTACTTCATTTATTGGGCATATACATTCAGAATCTGCTCCGGGCATATATCCTCCGTATTCGTGTAATATCTCATATCTTATTATGTCTGCAATTACATGCCAAGCGAATCCTGTTGCTTTGTCGCCTATAAACTTTGCTCCAAGTGCTGATATAAAAACATCTTTGCCATCTTCCTTGCCTTTGATCTCTTCTTCGTATCTTCTTACATACTCGTCTATCATCCATTGGTTTTTCCATTTTCTGCCGAATACTTTTTTGTTATCCCATAAGATATACTTCCAATCGGGATTATGTTCCTTCCAAGTGTCCATCCACTTCTCTGGCATTGGTAGTGGACCGACCCAGACTTGATGAATTATTTTAGGAATTTTTTTCATATTTTTCTCTATATCTTTTTCTCACTATGCGACAATCACGACATCTTTTAGGATATGGAAAGCCTTTATCTTTATAGAATTTTTTCTCTCCTTCTTCTAGTATAAACTCTTCACCACATCTTATGCATTTTATTTTCATTTTAAGAATTCGTTTAATGTTTCTAATCTTAATTTTTCAGCTTCTAATTCTTTCTGTAGTATCTTCATTCTTTCTTTTGCTATCATTGGGCTTCCGTCTAGTTTTCTTCCTACTTCGTCATCTGGGTTCATTTTTTTTAATGTTCCGATTGCTACCTCTTTGTTAATTATAACATAATTC